GCAAGAAGATGCTACTCCAGAAAATCCAATCAGACGTTTCATCATTGGTCCACAGATCTTTAACATCATAAAGTCTGCACTGATGGATCCTGAGATGGAAGATCTACCAACTGACTACACCAGAGGTGTTGACTTCAGAATCAACAAGACCACAAAGGGTGGTTATGCTGATTACTCAACATCAAAATGGTCCAGAAAGACAACTCCGCTGACAGAAGAACAAAACAATGCTATCAGCACACATGGTCTACACAACTTGAATGATTTCTTACCAAAGAAACCAACAGAAGTTGAGATCAAAGTGATGGAAGAAATGTTCAGAGCATCAGTGGATGGTGAGCCTTATGACGCAGAAAAGTATTCACAATACTTTAGACCCGCAGGACTCAAAGCACCTGCCACAGGCAGTGGAACCACAGCACTTCCACAAGGCGAAGCAGTGAAAACAGAAACTGCTCAACCAACTGTGACTGCGACACCCGAGCCTACTCCTGCTCCACAACCAGAACCAACTCCTGCTACATCAGAGCAACCAGCACCAAGTGGTGGTAACTCCAAGGCAGAAGACATTCTGGCAATGATCAGAGCAAGACAATCCAAGTAAACCAACAGGGGGCAGAAATGTCCCCGTTGACACAATGTCAAAAGTTTCATATAATATGCAAAAGGATAAAACAACATGGTCAAACCGTTTGATGTAACAAAATTTAGGAAGTCCATAACCAAGTCCATTGACGGATTGGGCATTGGATTCAATGATCCTACTGATTGGATCTCCACAGGCAACTATGCACTCAACTATCTGATTTCAGGTGATTTCAACAAAGGCATTCCACTGGGCAAAGTCACTGTGTTTGCAGGCGAATCAGGCTCAGGCAAATCATACATATGTTCAGGCAACATTATTCGCGAAGCACAGAAGCAAGGTATCTTTGTGATTCTAGTGGATTCTGAAAATGCACTGGACGAAGCATGGCTACATGCACTGGGTGTGGACACAGCAGAAGACAAATTATTACGTTTGGGCATGTCAATGATCGATGATGTGGCCAAGACCATATCAAACTTCATGAAAGAATACAAGGCAGACTATGGTGACAAAGATCAAGAAGAACGACCCAAAGTGTTGTTTGTGTTGGATTCGCTGGGCATGATGCTGACTCCCACAGATGTTGACCAGTTTGAAAAAGGTGACATGAAAGGTGATTTGGGCAGAAAACCCAAGGCACTCACAGCACTGGTGAGAAACTGTGTGAACATGTTTGGCTCATACAACGTGGGCATGGTGGCAACCAATCATACATACGCATCGCAAGACATGTTTGATCCAGATGACAAGATATCAGGCGGCCAAGGCTTTATCTATGCATCATCAATTGTGGTGGCAATGAAAAAATTAAAACTCAAAGAAGATGAAGACGGCAACAAAGTCACTGATGTGAGAGGAATTCGTTCTGCATGCAAGGTGATGAAGACTCGTTTTGCCAAACCTTTCGAGGGAGTTCAAGTGAAAATTCCATATGAAACAGGCATGAATCCATATTCAGGTTTGTTAGACTTGTTTGAAAAGAAAGGACTCATCACACAGTCAGGCAACAGATTAAAATACGTCACACAAGATGGCAAAGAAATCCTTGACTACAGAAAAAACTGGGGTGCTGAAAATCTTCAAATTGTCATGCAGGAGGTAAGTAATCCAGTTAAAACAAAGGAGAACACAGAAACACCTGTTGTTGATGAAGAACATGGAGACACAGATGCTGATTGATGTTTGGGGTTTGATGAAATCATATGTGCCTGCCAAGGATAGATCCGTGGTGGCAGAAAAGTTTGTTGACATTGCCATGGACAATGGCATTGAAGACGAAGAACTCAAAGAATTAATGGGACATGATGATGAACTAGACGAAGCAATTCGTTACAACCTTGACATCGAAGAAGACGAAGAAGACTATGAGGATGCATGAACTGGTTTTCTCAAGTAACTCAAGACATTTCCAGAATACCTGATGCTATAGCACACTACGAAGCAGAGCTTGACAAAGCCGCTCAAGAAGTCAAACTCTACGGCAATCTTGAAAAGCAGAGCGCCGCCATGCCAGGTGTGGTGGAATCACGATTCCGTCAACTGCAGGAAATTGAGGGTATTCTCAAACACCTTGAAATACAACTTCGCAAACTCAAAACCAAACACTACAAAAAATATCTTGAAAACTATCAACGAGCACTGACTTCGCGTGACGCAGAAAAATACGCAGAAGGTGAAGACGAAGTGTGTGACTATGAAGCCATCGTCAACGAATGGGCACTGCTTCGCAACAAATGGTTGGGTGTGATCAAAGCACTGGATCAAAAACAGTGGCACATCACCAACATAGTCAAACTGAGAGTTGCTGGCATGGAAGATGCCAATCTTTAAAAATTATAATTAAATTTTTCGATATCTTTTTTATATTTTTGTGCAACAATACCAACTAATTCAGGTGTGTAAAAATCTTTATAATCACATTCAATTGTTTTGTTAGCATGAGGTAAAGGTTTGTGCCATTGGAGTTTATTTTGGATTTGTTTAAAATCTTCTTGAATACATTCATATTTTAAAATAGTAATATCATTACAGCCTTGAAAAATATCACATTGATTTTGCCATTTCATTCTATGTTCTACCATGGGCAATGTATAGACATCGTTCTTAATCCAATGTTCAAATCCTAATTGTAATTTTTTGTAAACTTTGAGAAAGTAATCACCTTCGCCGGACATGTATTTTTTAGGATATGTAATCAAATCATAATTATATCTGCTGACCAATCTAGACCAAGGATTTCGCACCACACAAAAAGTCCAATACGAATTGTATGGAGACGGTATTTTCCGCCATTCCACATGTCTTGATTGCACCAAATAGGTTTTATCTTTGTTATGATGTGCATAGTCATCCAACCAATTGGTTATACTGGTGCCAGCATTCTTTTCAATGTGTAAAAATAATATGTGTCGTTGTTCAACAATTAAAGACATGCAAAAAATAATTAGCAGTCCTGCAAGTTCAACAGTGTGTTTTTTGCACAACACCTGTTGCGAATTAACACTGTATTTTATGATTTTTGTGTCATAAATTAATACTGAGGAAAACACAATGAAAAAATTATTAAAATTATTAACATCAATTCAAAAGTTACACAGAATTGGTGCCAACAAAGACACCAAACAAGCATTCAAATACGTCTACTAACATGTGGATTTACACAGTAGAAGAACTTGAATTTATCAATGGAAAGAAAGGAAAATAAATGTACAAAGCATTTGAAAACACTGCAAGAAGTCTTGGTCAGTTTACTCGTTTTATCAATAGTATTTTTGGTTCTAACGATGAAAACATTATCTCTTTTTGCAGAACAGAATATGGACCCGACTGGCAGTGGGCGTATTCTTCATGGAAAAAACAAGGACGATTTCCAAATCACCTTGACACCTACAAAGAGGTAGCATAATGAGAAAACCAATTTGGACAGGACATATTCGTCCACAAAACATATCAAGAAGGATCAAGTAAATGAAATACTTCAAACAAATATTTGATCTGTTTAGACCTCAATCACAGCAAGAGTGGATTGAGTCATATCTAGCACAGTCAGTGAATCTCTATGATCTTGAAGCAAGACAGAGAGAATTGATGAGAAAAGGTATATACTAGGCATGATCGACTACGACGTAAAAGAATGGGCAACGATGTTTAGAGTGTCACGACTCTATCTTCGTGCTCTACGCCGTAAAAAACACAGAAATTCACACCAACAAAACGACCACATAGGTGCTTATAGACTGGATCAAAAAGTTATTGAAGCATCTCGCTTTACACCATATTACCACTATTAATCCACAAATTTTCACATTCATTTTATAGACTTATTATTATAGATTTGTTAAAATATTAGTACCTAATATTAGAGGAGAACAAATATGTTAGAAAAACTGTTTGGCCTATCCAAGGCCGGCACTACCGTGAAAACGGAGATCATGGCAGGTGTAGCAACATTCTTAACAATGGCCTACATCACTGTGGTCAATCCTGCGATACTTTCAACAGAAGGTACAGGCATGGCATTTGGTGCTGTGTTCACAGCAACCATCATTGCCGCTGTGGTAGGTACATTAATCATGGGACTATGGGCAAAGTGGCCTGTGGCTCTTGCACCCGGAATGGGACTCAATGCATTTTTTACATTTGGTGTAATCTTTGGCATGGGATACACATACAGTCAAGCACTGGCAGCTGTGTTTGTGGCAGGACTTGTGTTCTTGGTACTGAGTGTGACACCAGCAAGACGATACATCATCAACTCAATTCCACGTTCAATGAAATTGGGTATTGGTGCAGGCATCGGACTGTTCCTTGCAATCATCGGCTTCAAGAATGCCGGCATTGTGGTAGACAATCCAGCCACACTGGTGGGACTTGGCGACATTTCATCATGGCCTGTACTGTTAGCAGGACTTGGGTTCGCCATCATGGCAATCCTTGACAAACGTCAAATCCCAGGTGCCATCATCATTGGTATCCTAGCAACTTCAATCATTGCTTGGGTGTTTGGTGTGGCAGACATATCAGGTGTTGTGGGATCAATCCCATCACCAGCACATGCTTTCTCACTGGACTTTTCACTGATAGCAACAGCAGGCTTTATTGGCACTGCGTTTGCATTCTTGTTTGTGGACTTTTTTGACACAGCAGGAACACTCACAAGTGTTGCTAATCTCACAGGCAAAGTCAACAAGAACGGTGAAGTGGAAGGCATTGACCGAGCACTGTTAGCTGATTCAACAGCAACGGCTGTGGGAGCATTGGTGGGCACATCCAACACCACATCATACATTGAATCAGGAGCGGGCATCAAAGAAGGCGGAAGAACAGGACTGACTGCTGTTGTAGTGGCAGTGTTGTTTTTGGCATGTCTTGTATTTGCTCCATTGGCTCAGAGCATTCCTGCTTTTGCCACAGCACCTGCTTTGGTGTTCATTGCCACATACTTTCTAAGAAACCTCAAAGATGTTGACTGGGAAGATGTGTCAGAATACGCACCAGCCGTACTCGCGGCAATCATCATGCCATTGACCTATTCAATCGCATATGGTATTGCCCTTGGTTTTATTGCTTATGTGATCATCAAAGCACTCAGCGGTAAGACCTCAGACTTGAACGGTGGCTCATTGGCCATTGCGGCAGTAAGTATTCTTTACTTCGTAGCTGCTTAATTCATTGGGGGTGTGTTGACACCCCCACATTTTCACTATATAATATCATACATGAACACAGTTAAGAAACCAAAGCCAGACATCATCATTACGGAAGATGATGGATACTGTGATTAGTACCGCTTCCATAGTTAAACGGTATAACGGTTGATTTGTAATCATCAATTGGCAGTTCGATTCTGTCTGGGAGCACCAAGTGGGGGATTAGCTCAGCTGGGAGAGCGCCTGATTTGCATTCAGGAGGTCAGCGGTTCGATCCCGCTATCCTCCACCAACAAGGAGAACAATGAAAATTAATATCATAGACAGACAAGGCAAAAAGTTCGAAATTAACGCAGATGTGGGCCTACCATTAGAAACTGTGATTTCACAGGCAGGCATTGAATCATCCTTTGGTATCTGCGGAGGCTGTTGTGCTTGTTCATCCTGTCAGTGTTATCTGTCAGAAGAAAACTATGCTCATGTGTCGCCACCAGAAGAAGTGGAAACTGCTTTGTTGGAAGACATGGCGCACGAACTTAAACCAACATCAAGATTGGCCTGTCAATTGGAAGTAACAGACAAAATGGAAGGTTGGACATTTACCATTGCTCCTTACTAAAGTATTAGACTTTTGGCGAGACTCATACACATCAAATCCCACAGCATTTTGGATTGAAATGGTGTCTGCTATCTGCGTGATGACAGGTTCCGCCATATTGACCTACACAGTGTTGGCACCAAGACCAGATATATTCGTGCCGTTCTACTTTGTGGGGTCAGTGACCAGTTTGGTTGCGGCCGTGATGAGAAAGGCTGCCTGGATTGTGGTTCTTACAGGATGGTTTTCTACAATGAATATCATTGCACTGTATCAACTTTTTATACTATAATATACACATGGAGGGATGGCAGAGTGGTTGATTGCACTGGTCTTGAAAACCAGCATAGGCGCAAGTCTATCGAGAGTTCGAATCTCTCTCCCTCCGCCAAATAAAAATGATTAGTAACATAAACCTAGATCGCTGTTATAGAGAATTAGAACAACAACTGTTATCAGCGTATCAAGAAATTCAACTGTCAGGCCAAGTTCGCAATGGCAAATACTGTAGACTTGCAGAACAAGAACTCAAAAAAATCACCGGAAGAAAACACGCAAGGATGTGCCCGAGTGGCACGCAAGGATTATTGATATCTATTTTGGCATGGAATATTCAAGGATATGAAATTGCTTCATCACCTTACAGTTATGTTGCAAGTACCAATCAAGCTGCGATGTTCAACACAATGAAATACTATGATATCAATGCACATGGTGTGTTGGATGTCAACAGAAAGTTTGACGAACAAGTGATATTGCCTATCAGTCTTTATGGAAATACCTGCGACTATGACACCATGTTTGCCAACACACCATATGATTGCACAGTCATAGTAGACTCTGCACAGAGTTTAGGTTCAACCTACAAAGGACAACCAGATGGCAGTATTGGTGATGTAGCAGTGTTCAGTTTTGCTGTCAACAAACCTGTACCAACCTGCGGATTTCATGGAGCAATTGTTTGGGATAACGATAACATGAATGATAAAATCCAAACTGTGGCAAATAATGGAAAACGTTCTCGAAATTATCCCATTGAATCCTATGGTGTCAACGGAGAACCATTTGAAATTCAAGCATCACAAATCTATTATGGATTATTGAATTACAAAAAATGGCAAGATCGAAGAAAACAAATTGCAAAATATTACAGTGACGAATTCAAAAATTTGCCTCTTGACATTGTGAAACCAAATGATTGGTGCGAATCAAATCATCACAAGTTTGTGATGCTGACAAAAGATAGAAACGAATTAGATACTTTTCTGCGTGAAAACAACATACAATCTGAATTGCGTTATACAGATAACTTTTCTGATTTTTTTAGCAATCAAAAAAAATTTTTTCCAAATACAGATAAATTTTGTTCACAGTGTATCACAATACCCAACAGTCAATGGTTAACTGATGCTGAAATAGAGCACACAGCCTCTCATGTAAAAAAATTTTATGAATCCAAATCAGCCACCACCCACTGAACGAGATTATGATTCCAAATACAAATGGAAAATATACATTCCATCACCTGGAGGTTGGCCCAAAGGCATGGCCAAAGCATTCAAAATAAAATCAAAATTTGATGTATGGCTCACAGAAAACAACATCAAAGGTGTAACATTTTACAACATGATGTATCTAACACGTGACAAAGATGTTGTGTACTTCAAGTTAAGTTGGCAAGGTGATCAAAACTATCAGGTGGTACAGTTGAGATGACATACGATTGCATTATTGTGAACGGCGACAGTTACACAGCAGAAACCACAGAACACATGGTGTACAGTCAATACATTTCAGCAACATCCGACCATCATCATGTGTTAAACTATGCAATGGCTGGGTCCAGTAACAGAAGGATATTTAGATCAACATTAGAACAGGTTTTACAAGCAAAAAAGGATTTCAATAATATTTTGTGTATTGTGGGTTATTCATTTTTACACAGAAAAGAAATTTGGTATGAAGGAAATGATCAAGATGTGTTAAACAAATGTTATGATACAAAAATGATTACTGCAAGTTGGCTGGATGAAAATATCCCTACATTTTACGAACTCAATGACAATCTAGTATTGACCCAATTTTACGATGATATGTTTATGTTTTACAATACATTAGAAAACTTAAATTGCAAATATTATATTTTTTCAGCTGCAGAAAATATATTTTCCATGCATGACAAAAACCATCTTGAAAATTTATACACATACAAAATGTGTAAATCAAATGAAAATATTGTTCCAATGGGGTCATTTTGCATCAAACAGTTTGCTGAAAGCAAACAAATGACAAAAAACAACACAGGTCACATGACACAGCAAGGTCACAGAGAGTTTGCTAAACATCTTATAAAGGAATTAGATTTATAATGTCTCCTTCGTCTAGCGGTTAGGACATCACCCTTTCACGGTGAAGACACGGGTTCGATTCCCGTAGGAGATGCCAACAAAAGATGCTATAATAATTTTGCGCCGGTGGTGGAATGGTAGACACGCTGGTCTTAGGAACCAGTGCTTCGGCTTGTGAGTTCGAGTCTCACCCGGCGTAC